CGCAGGTCAGGTTTGAGGACATGTCAAAATGATCGTCTTCTTCAGACAGGTCGTGGTCGCCTCCCCAGATAAGTTCTCCCCCGCACCACCAGCATATAGCTCGGTTCATTACAGTTTCTCCGTGGGCTGAAGTTTACTCCATTGTGAGCAAGGCTCCGTGGCCCGTGACCCGTGTAACGTACAACGCCACTTGCGTTTGCCTGTCGGCTTACTGTGGCGACAAGTTATACACTCAACGGCAATCGGTGGTGGTTGGATACCGTTGGGCCAGCAGTGTGGTCTGTAGTTACAATACCGGCATTCAAAGCAGTCAGGGGTATCTGCAATGCGGGCGGCGGACGAGCCACGGACCACGGATACTGATTTACGCAGAAGGTCTTTGTAACGCGGCGCGTTAAACGCCACGTGTTCTGTGTGATACGCGGATGTGTTTTTGTTGTAGGCAACCATCCACGCAGAAGAAAAACCGGAGAGCCCCATAAGCAGTTGCATCTGATCGTAGTAGATGGGGTGGCTCCGGGCGATTCCTTGATTTTTAAAGCTGTTCCATTTCTTATCGTTCATGGATTTAATTTCAAGGATTTTAGGGCTTTCTTTTGCCCCGGTGTAAACAACGCCGTCAGCGTGGCCTCGCACATGACCGCCGAGGGCGGTGTAGGTCCACTGTTTGCCGGTCTTTGGATTTACTTCAGAAACAGCCACCCCGGCGGACTTTAGGTCTTCGACAACAACATCCTCCAAATGGTGGCCAAGGTTAAAGATGCGTATGACGGCGGGCGGGGGGTTGCTCTGGGGATAACCCCGAAGGCTATATTGCAAGAAGGCGTGACATGGGTTGCCCACGTTACTTGCTCCAATGTAGCAACGCCTTTCGTTTTTGTATGCCTTGGCTGTGCCGAGGTCAATTGCATTTATCAGATCCATGTCTGATACCATAACATATATAAAGGATAGTGGCAAAAAAAGCCCCGCATTGCGCGGGGCTCGGGTTTAATGTTGTTCACTTTGGGAGAAAACTACAAACCCTAATTACTTTTAGGAGTAATCGCATGGTTCCATCAAACCACGCACTATTCATAATACCCGACAGGTTTCACCACTTCAAGAACTTCTATCGTTGCTTCATCTGCCGGTACAACCGAAAGATCGCTTTGTAAAGCAACCGGTTTGTTTAACCGGTCGGCAGTCTGGTGCGCGGCTTGTATGGCGATCTTCACGTCTTCCGACGCTAATCCAAACCACCATTTGCCAGTTCTTTGATCAAACGATCCAGAAACCATCGGGCTTTCCTTAAATCCTCTATCGGAGCGTTTTTATGCTCGTACCGCCAAAGGTATTTCATTGAAGACGCTTTGAGGTACGCCTGAAACCCCTCCGAGGTCAAGCTGGCTTTAATCGCGTCAATGCACTCAATCCCACCTTGGTTATAGTGGGCAGGACAATTAACGTTATCTGACTTCTCGGGCATCTTTTTCTCTATCCGCTTCTATTTTGGATTTGAGGAATTCATGCCATACGTGCAGTTTGTCAAAATCAGCGCGGTCAACGTTGCCCTTTTCATAGCTGTCTTCCAGCTTTTTCAAAGCTTTGCTGAATTCGTTCTGCATTGTTGTAAATTGACTCATATTGAAAAGCTTTTTGACGTAAGGTCTACGCCGTTCTCCTTCTTAAATGAATCCACTTGTTCGGCAATATACTCCTGATCTCGGTTGGAAAGATTTTCTTGTTTCCAGCCTTCATGTATATACCGAAGTTGTCCACTAATTGTACGCCCTTCTACCCGCGCAATCACCACCAACTCCTCATAAACATCGCGAGGAAGTAGCACAGATTTCCATTTGGTCGTGTCCATTACACGTCTCCTACGTTAGGTATGGGAAAGTATACGCAGGGTCGTAGCATCAATCAACCTTCGGAAAAACCACGGAATGTCGATCTTCATATAGCTCGGTCATGTCCGCGATGACATCTTGAATTACGTCAAGTTCACAAACATCTTCTAAAAGACAATACCAACGCTCATTCAGCACAACAAAGCCTTCCCCGTTATGCAGGTCGTAATAAATGTGGCCCACCTTGGCCGCAGTCTTTACCGCGTCACTCATGATTGTTCCTCACATTCGCCCCAGCTAGGGCCAATCTCAACATCACACTTGTTTGGAACCTGTAGCGGTACAGCCTGTTCCATAATCTCAGCCAACTCTTTAGCTTGCTCAGGCCCGGTAACCGAAAAAGCCAGTTCATCGTGAACTTGGAGCATGGGAGTGAAACCGGCCTCACACACGTTGACCATTGCTTGCTTAGTCATGTCTGCCGCAGAGGCTTGAATCAACCGGTTCAGGGCCTTGTAAGTGTACGCCCGCCGAAGTCTGGTCGTTGGTCCGTGGGTCGCGAGTGCTTCCTCGCGGGGCATGGCTTTGTGCATTTCAAACGTGTCGGGTTCCCAAAGATCGAACCGGCATTTACGGCCCCGAAGAGATCGTAAGCTGCCCGAGGATCGTGGGTCTTCTAGCTTACGCTGTACGCCCTTCATTAGTCCCCGGACAAAAGGAACGCGCTTGTGGTATTGCTGGGTCAGGGCTTTGGCTTCATCTACGCTAAGGTCCAGTTGCTCAGATAGTTTGTTGACGCCCATGCCATACATCATGCCGAGGTTGATGACCTTGGCTTGTTTGCGTGGAATCCCTGCCATCTCGCTAACCATGCTATGGAAGTCCATGTTGGGATCGTTACGATAGCCGTCAACAAAACTTTCTACGCCTTCCATGGGCATGTTTTTGTAGTCTCCGTAGTTCTTGGCAAAGTGGACCAAGATCCGTGGTTCCTGCTGAGAGAAGTCTATAGCCGCCCACTGCTGCCCTTCTTCCGGTAAGAATAGCGAGCGTATCATAGGCCCCAGCACAGGGTCGCGGGCCGGGATCTGTTGTAGGTTGGGGGAGTTCATGGAGATACGGCCAGACACGGTGCCGCCGTCATCGGAGCGCAACTGGTTAATGTGGCTGTGGATGCGCCCGTTGTGGACATACTTCAATATGCCGTCGATAAAAGAGCCGCTGGTCTTGTTGAGGTTTCGTGCTTCTACGATTAGTTTTGGCAGTTCATGGCCGTGTTCTGCCAAGAAGCTTTTGGTAAAGCTGGGCGCACCTTTTTCGGTTTGTGGGTAACCCAGCCCTAAACCATCAAACGCTTTAGCTATAGACTGTGCGGCCCATATCTCTACGTTTTGCCCGGTCATACTCTTTATCTGCTTGAGAACTTCTTTTTCTCGCTTGAGGATGATCTGCTTTGTTTTTTCAGCCCGATCCAAGTCTACGCGGATACCCCGCATCGTCATGTCTACCAGATTAGGTAACAAGGCAATTTCTAACCGCCAAACGTCCCACAATTCCTCACGGTTCAACAACGTCTTAAAGTGTCCCCAAAGCTCCAGCGTAATCTCTGCGTCAGTCTCAGCATATGGCCCGACATACATGGCGGGCAACTTCCACATTTCGCCTTTCGGGTCTACGCCAAATTCTTTTGCGGCCTCAACCAAGGTCTTTTCGGATTTTGTTTTGCCCAGATGGTCGTAACAGAGCGCGTTGAGGCTGTAACTAAACCGATTTTCATCGATTAAGCTGGCCGTAATCATGGTGTCAATCACCCGGCCTTTTACCTCAAACCCCATGGCGCGTATCCAGCCAAGGTCGTATTGGGCGTTGTGCATGATCTTATCAGCAGGGCATTCAAAGACTTTTTTGAGCCATTTGCTCACAATGCGCTTGTCAAGATTACCCCCGCCAGCATGGCCAACGGGGATGTAACATTTCCAACCCGGCACTGCGATGGCGTAGCCCACCACTTCGCCGTCACCCGTAGGCCAACCCGGTCCTTTTTCTTTCAAATGAGGGTCGCGAGTCTCTACGTCGATGGCGATTTCTTCACAGTCAAAAATGTCTGGAAGCTCCATTGGGGGAACCCAATCGCTTTTTGGCGGGAACATGGCCATTTGCAGTTTGCCGGTCGTCATTAGGCTACCTTACGTTCGCGCAAAATTGCTTTATGAAAGTAATTACAGGCTTGGCACCACCATCCTACTCGGATGTTTTGTTCGGCATGAATAATTTCCTGCGCCTGTTTATCGCAGTTTGGACAAGGTATTTGACTCATTTCTGTTTCCTCTTTCATAAAGCGTAAGCCCTTAAATAGTCTTCTGGTTCTAGGATATAGAGGTTTTGAAGCGTCCGCGTTACCCCCACGTAAAACACGCGGTGAAGATCATCCCCATGTGCGTCCATTGCTGCCGCCGTCAAATCTGGAAGAATTACAACGTTTTCGGCTTCACCACCCTTTGTGCCGTGGATCGTGGACAATCTGATGCGGGGCTTGGCGTTAAACTTCTCGCCTCGCCGGAGAAGGGCCGTAATGTACGCCCGATCCCCATCGGGTATTTTATCCATAGCCTCGTGCCAGATCATCTCATCCGTTGCCAATAGACCAAAATGTTCTTGTAAATCGCCCAATTCAAACATTTCGTTATCGTCAGCGTTGATGGTTTTGTGCCCGCGTTTTATGCGAGCGCCGTTCCCAGACATATAGGAATAGATGGCTTGCGCGGTGCCCGTGGTTACTGCCCGTCCTTTACGTAAGCTTTCCCAACCGTTAATCGCGAGAGACATTTTTTGAGGAATTGAACGACCGCCGTTTTGACGCTCAAACAAATACCCGCCGTTCTTTAATTCCTGCTCTATTGGATAAAGCATGTACCGAGCTTGTGCCATAACAAGCCACTGGCCTTGCGTCATATCAATTGACCGTATATCCGGCACACGTAATATCTGACCCTTTTCTTGTCTTGGGCGATAAACTTTTGGAAAACGATTTTGGATGCGGGATGCGATTTTTTCTGCCAAGGAATGGATTGCAGCGGGGACGCGATAACTCTGCTCCAACACCTCGGCACCGCCGGGGAGGTTGATGAAGTGGTCTACGTCTGCCCCAGCCCACCGGTAAATCGCCTGATCATCGTCCCCCGCCACAAACATCCGCTCTGACTTCTGGTCTAACTTGTGAGCTATGTCCCATTGCAATGGAGACAAGTCTTGTGCCTCATCTAAGAAACATATTTTTAAGGTTGGCATGACTATTTCTGCCTGCTCCACGAACTGTAGCAACATGTCCGTAAAGTCAATCAGGCCAAACGCTTTCTTATAATTTTCATAAGAATCCGCAACATACTTCACTTCTAACCAAGTAAAGTTAATGTCGCTGTGGTTATACTCCCGGCGAAGATCCGTCTTCTTTGTTTTGGACAAATTAATTAGTTGCAAGATTGGATGATCTGTCGCTTTAAACGACACATCTTCGTCATCACTTATAGAGCTATGTAAAGTGAAGCCTATCGCTTGCGATAAGTCTTTGTAGTTCTGCGGCCCCATCATCTGGCTTTCTTTTACGCCCATTAGTCGATAAGCCAACGAGTGAATGGTGCGAAAATACGGCAGGTCTTTGTCTGGATCTAAATCAAACCGTTGTGCGGCACGTTCTCGTGCTTCGTTGGCCGCTTTTTTAGTGAATGCAAAAAACCCCACTTGTGATGGGGTTATTCCACGCTCTAGTGACTTTTCCACCATGTTTAACAAAGTGGTCGTCTTTCCTGTACCGGGCGGCCCAAAGATACGAAACATTAGAACGGGTCCGTGGTCCGTGTTTCAAACGCTTTGGACTCTAACTGGTCGTGAGGGATGTCTTGCACAGGTATCTTCCAAACCCGAATGGCTTTCCCCTTTATTTTTATTTGAACGGCCTCACCGTTAATATCGCGCAACCGTTGTGCCACCTTGTGTGTCTTGAATTCACTAAACCGATTCTTCCGTAGGAACCCCTCAAAATCTTTAAGGCGGAAATGCACAGCGTTCGTTTCTTCATCTACCCATGGACGACGCAACAGTATTTCTTCTCGGTCTTCCGCTTTTTGGGTGGACGTACAAAACTCATCAAGATACTCGTAAAACTGCCCGTTAATGCTGGCGTCTTCGGACACCTCCATTATGGACCCATCCGTTTCCGCCATTTCCTTCATCAACTGATTGATCCGAGCTTCCCACCCGCGCCGAGGCATTGTCTGCGGCATAAAGTTAAGCTGCTCTATACAGGCTTTTTGAAACACTGTTTGGTTTTGAAGTGCATCAGTGTCCAGTTCTAACGGAACGCCGTTCACGTCCAAAAACCACACGGGCGGAATAGAGTTGTACTTCCGCAGATTAGCCACGGCCATGTCGCTGACTGCCGCCCCAATGCCGAATTTTCGGGTTTGACATAGCTCACGATTGCAATAGGGCTGGATAGGCGCGTCACTACACCGATAGGCGTAATCTTTTTTCTCAAGCTGTTTGACCACCAGATTGACCTCGTTTAGAGGTAACGGCGGGTCTATGTAGGCCATGTTGTGATGCAGGATCTCATCCTGCCATGTGTCCGGGTACGCCTTACGCAGGTAAACACCTATGCTGAAGAGTCCGTTGTTTCGTCCCCCTTCGCTAATTTTTTGGGCGCATAGGGTTTGGAGACAGGGCGGACCGTCCACAATTGCTGTGTTTTCAATTTTGGCTTGCGTAAGTGCTTCCAGTTGTTCTGGCGTTTGGACGTGCGCCTCATACAAATCAAAAAATTCTTGAAGCGTTGCGGCAGTGCCGTCGTCGTTAAACGCGTACCGCAGGCCGTCTTCCGCATTGAAGTACGGCATATTCAAGAAGTTTCCGATATCCCCCCGGTCTAAAAACAACTTTATCTGCTTCGGGAAGATTTCACTGCCGCCATACCCTAGCCCGCTTGCTAAGTGTTGCAGCGTGGATTGCATTGTCTTTGCTGTCACCCACTCTTTACAAAAGATAAAGCAGTGAGCGCCCCCCGATTTGGATCGACATATTACCAGAGGCATGTTGCCCCGGCGTATTTTTTCTACCAATTTCCCGTGATCCAACGGGTATTCATCGATATCGATACAACCCCATTTACAGGAGTCGTTTTCATTAATTGGGATTATCCCTATGCCCGCCCCGTCTCCGGCTAGATGTTGCTCAAAATGGCCCGTGGTCCGTGGTTCGCGGACGACGCGAGCTTTACCGGTGTTCTTGCCGTTTGATTTGGTGCTATCGACTTCAAACGTGCCGTAGGCTTGCTTTAGGCCATCAAAGATAGCCGCAAATCTTTTCGCATCTGACATTTTTTATAGACCAAAAAGGGGGCGCAAGGCCCCCGGTAACACTTAAAACGGCGCGTCGTTGGACGAGTCGTCACCCTCTGCGGTGTGTTTTGCTTCCACATCGCCCTTTTGAATGGACTCTGAGAAAGACTTCGCCTGACCGTATTGCCCGGCGTCTTCTACCAATCCTTCGAGCGTGATGTCCCAGCCGTGCCACGATCCCTTAGAGTTCTCTTCGGACACTGTACGAAGAAGATAAACGTGACTGAAACGAGGCGGCGTAAACGGCCCGTTCTTACCCATTAGAGAAAGAGAAGCGATTGTGGAATTCCACTTCCTACTTTTCTTCATCTGCGTGGACTTCATCGCAATAACGGCGGGAGTCGTTGTGCCGTCTTTGTTGATGATTAACACGTAATGCTGGTGGGTTTCTTCGAGATAACTGCCGTTCCCGTTAGCAACGTAGTCCTTGTTGTCATCCCCACGCTCGGTTCGAGGACGCTGGTCCTCTGGCGTGTAAATGTTTAAAGGAGCGCCGTTACCAGAGCCCCGAGGAGCCCACTCAATATACCGCCGCTGATAAGCACAAGGTATGACACGAATACCTGTCTTCCCAGCATACACTTGATTTGAAACGGTATTGAGGATATCGCCCGCTTTTGCGTTATCAAGATCATCCAAAATCGGGTCTTGGCGGCTGAGAACTTTAAGGAAAGGGATTGCCATGTCGTCTTGACTGAGGTCACCCATTCCCATTCCAGCATCTTGTTCAAAAAGACTTGCATCGAATGCAACGATTTCATTTTTTTCACCTTTTTTTGCGACTGCACCACTCATTATTTTTTCCTCACAATGTTAGCACGTTGGCCGACGTAGGCCCCGAAAAGTTCCATGGGGAATGTGTCCCCGGTTTGTACCCGCTCCTTCACCCAAGCCTTGAGAGTGCTTGGATGCACCTCGGTCTTTTGCTCTGCCGCGTAACCGAGCCCTTGAGCGTAGTCGATAAACTCCGCCGCCTCTCGGTCTTCGCCACGCCCGAAGTTGCAACTGACAGTGTTTTTGATGATGTCATCAAAACCATTCTGCCGTAGCCAATCGAACGCAGTTTCGCGGTTTTCCGCCTTGATGTGTGCCCCGTAGGTGGGGCGCACAGTTACCTTTGAACCGTCCTCAAGTTCAAACGAATTGAGTCCGAGTTCAAGCAACATGGCGGGTAGGTCTTCGTCGGTGAGTCGTAGCAGTTCTCGCTTCGCCGTCTTCAACTGGTCCTCAAGTTTGTTGACCAAGTCTTCTTGATTGCGTACTGCGCGAGCAATTTCTGCAATGCTTTTCAAGCCGGTATTATCCATCGTTTCGATGTTGGAGGCGTTGGCTTGGTCTGCCTCCATGTCAAAGAGCAACTCGCTCATCTATTTCTCCTTTCGTGGTTAAAGCCCTTTTCGGGGGCTGGACGCGCAGTCTCTCATCCTATATCCTCCTATGTCAAGCACGGGGACAAACGATGTACGAATTTAAAACAACGCCCTACGATCACCAGCGCACAACCTTCAATGAATCTTGGGAACGACCGTATTTCGGGTTGTTTATGGAGATGGGCACGGGGAAGTCAAAAGTGGCCATCGACACGATGGGCGCGTTGTATGAGCAAGGAGAGATTGACACCGCGTTAATCATCGCGCCTAAAGGTGTGTTTGATAACTGGGTCAAAAAAGAAATACCCGTGCATCTTCCTGACCGCGTTCAGACCAAGTTGGTCAAATGGCAGCCCAATTTCACTCAGAAGTTCCGTGATCAAATACAAGAGATAGCTGACCCACAGAAGCGTGAGCCGGGGTTCTTGCACATATTGGTTATGAACACAGAAGCGTTTTCCACGCAAAAAGGGGCGTCTGCCGCCCAGAAATTTGTCAAGCTGAACCCTAATTGCATGACCATTTTGGATGAAAGTACCAGCATCAAGAATAAGGGCGCACAGCGGACTAAGAACCTAATAAAAATTGGACAGGCGTCAAAATTCAGACGCATTCTGACCGGCTCGCCCATCACAAAAAGTCCTATGGATTTGTTTAGTCAATGTATGTTTTTGGATCAGGAAGCATTGGGATTCGCTAGCTTTTACTCGTTTCAGGGCCGCTATGCCGTCGTACAGCGCAGGAGCATGGGGCCGCACAGTTTCAACGAGGTTACTGGCTATCGTCGCTTAGACGAGCTTGGAGAGAAGCTGGATAGGTTCAGCACACGGGTGCTTAAAGAAGATTGTCTGGATTTGCCGGACAAAGTCTACCAGCGCCGCGAAGTCAGCCTGACCCGTGAGCAAATGGTTTTATATAAGCAAATGAAGGACTTAGCGTTAGCACAACTGGAGCAGGGGAAGCTGGCAACGACAGCATCTGTACTGACGCAAATTATGCGGCTACAGCAAATTTGCTGCGGCCACCTTCAACCTGATGAAGGGCCGATTCAAGAAGTAAAAAACAACCGCCTTGACGAACTAATGAACGTCGTGGAAGAGGTCAATGGTAAAGCCATCATCTGGGCTACGTGGACTTATGATATCCACCGAATAGAAAAGGCCCTAAAGAAAAAGTGGGGCAGTGGCGTGGTAGCATCCTATTACGGTGAGACTCACCAAGATGATAGACAGAACATTATCGACCGTTTTCAAGACCCTGACTCCGAGTTGCGTTTCTTTGTTGGACAGCCCCGGACAGGTGGTTACGGAATTACATTAACTGAAGCAAATACAGTGATTTACTTCAGCAATAGCTACGATTTAGAGATACGTCTGCAATCAGAAGACCGCGCACACCGGATTGGCCAGAAGGACAACGTGACTTACGTTGATCTGGTCAGTCCGGGAACAATTGATGAGAAGATTCTAACCGCTCTTCGTGACAAAATAAACATCGCGGGCGACGTTTTGGGCGAATCGGCAAAGAACTGGCTGATTTAAGCCGGTCTTTGCCTCATCATAAGCTCTGACGCCAACATCCCGATTTCGTCCTGTGGGCCCAACACCTGCGCCGTTCTTGCTAAAGACTGCGGGGTGATTGGAGCCGGGGACGGTGGTGCAGGGGGCATTGCTTGCGCCACAGGGGGCGGCGGTATACGAGCCGGTTGCGGAGCGGGTGTCGGTTCTTGCACGGACGGCTCCCCACGTCTAAAGGGCACTCTGGGAGGAAGCTCTTGCGGCCTTTCTGCGGCGCGAGGTAAGTATTCTTGTCGGATATCCGAGGCCGGAATTGAACCTAGTAAGACAGGGCTA